TTGGTTGCACTTGTGGTGCTTCCTGAACTTCTGACATAGGTTTCCCTAAGAATTTTCCCTGTGAGCCTCACAGGTAAGGTTTGAGTAATTATTTACCCTAATTTGTTATCTGTCAATTACTGTTGCATAGGCTGTGTAAATGGACTAGCGCCTTGACCAATATCTTCTGCCGCAGTCATGGCATATTGCTGTTGCTCAAGGTTTCGTTTGTCAATTTCTTGAACCAATCTTGCCGTATCCATGCGGTGCAACAAAAGGTCTGTAATCGCCTCAATCTCAGTCTTATTCTGAGATGTGATCGCCCGTGTATTTTGATCATTGACCTTGACTTCAGCCATTGTCTCGGTGTTGTGCGCTTTGGCAGTAACTTCCATGAGTTTGCGTCTTGTAGCGCCTTCCTCTTTGATCTGAGCCACTTGTGATCGGTTGTTGATCTCAAGACCAGCGGCTTGCAATTGCTGTTGAAGCTGTTGAATCATCTGCTTAGACTGCGCCAATTCCATCTGAGCCTGTGGCGGGATGTCTGATTTCTCATCAAGTTGAGCCATCGGGTTCATGGCGGCAAGGCGGTCTGCGATCACATCAGCGCCTGGGAAGTCCATGTTTCGGAATACTAGATCACCCGCAATGTTGAACAGTTCTGCGTTGCCCGTGAGCAAAGGCATCATGCTTTCAACGGCTTGTTGTCTGCGGCTCTGGAAGCCTGGGCCTGTGTCCATCACCACATCATATTCACCCACAGTCACATCGTTCAGCACTTCACCGACAGCATCTTTCTCATTAATGGTGGTCATGTCAGGCTGACCATCCGATCCAATAATCCGCATTACTCGCTGTGTGTCGTAGATTTTGGGGATCAAATCCAAGATGATTTTGCCCGTGTGACGAATCGAACGGGTCATGTTGTCGTAAAAGTGGAAGTTTGACAGATCAACTTGGTTCTGCTGACCCATCAATGCCTTGCCTGAGATGTTTCCGCTTGGCAACTGATTGGGGTCTAGGATGCCCAATACCATCTGCAAATCTGCGGAAATAGCGCCAGCGGCTTCCATGATGCCTTGTGGAGGCGGTTCAGGTTGAAGTCGTGTTGGTTGAGGCGCTGGCTGACCCTCGATGTCCTTCTGCTTGTATCTCAGGACAGGCGTTGACTTGATGTTAGCCATCGCCCATTCGTTCTCATGTCCCTCGTCTTGACCTTCAGCAAGCAACCACTTGGCTTTAGGTGCAAGGGCAACGCTCTCAGTCATGGATGTGCGCCAGAAGTTGTACATCCGCTGTGGGTCTTTGGCAAATCGCACCAAGCCGTATTTCTTGCGCTTGTCATCCACAATCACTTGTGCGCCATAACAGGGGACTACGGGAATGTATTTACCCGCCATCGTCTTTTCTTCTAAGACTTCCAAGGCGGTGCATTTCATCCACTTCACGGCTTTGCGGAAGCTATCACGCTCATCAATGACTGTCAGTCCCGCAGCCTCTACACGGGCAAAGAAACTATCAGAATCGGCAAAGGCTGATGTGCCATCGCTCAACAAATACAGTTTGGCTCGTTCACGCTCAATGTAGAAGAATTCAGCAACCCGAATGTCCTCTTTTGTGATCCAAGCGGCTGTGTCATCGCCTGTGGAACGCTGTTGAAAGTTTGCCCCGTCATCAGCGTCTGGGTAATATTCCTTAAACACCTTCTTATCCATCACTGTGGTGATCAAGCAACGCTCTGCGTCTGAGCCATCAGGGAGGATTGAGTTGGGGTCAAAATAGACTGTGAACGGGTTATCAATGGTGTCAATAAAGATTTCCTGATCAAAGGAATCCTCACGCACATAGCGATAATTTACACGCCAGTAACCCCATCCCATGCGAACTGCGTAATCAAACGCTGTGTCATAGGCTGTATCAGCATTGGAGTTCACCTCGATGTGGCGGGTGATGCCCTCAATAACTTGTGCAATCTTGTAGTCTGCCAAGTTATTAACAGGATGAACTTTGATGCGGGGGCGCTGTTGACGCTGTTGGTTTGTGACCTGGCGAATATATGCATCAATCTTGTTGATGGTCAGGCATGGGCGGGATTCAAGGTTGCGTGAGTTCTGAATCTCAACAGGCCATTGGTCGCCAGCGGCAAACTTAATGTCGTTTAAGGCTTCTGCTCGATTGGTGGAGTCGGCATCGTTGACCAAGCGCCAGAACTTGATCGCCTCGTTGATCTTGTCTTTATTCCCTGTTTCGTCTTGGTAAGCCATATTCAGCCCTTTATTTCATGCGTCATTATCTCATCAACCCATCCAATTACTAGCCATTGCAATCTGCGCTGACTTTTTGCGTTTAGGCGGCTCTTTAATCATAAGTGCAATATATCGGAAAGCATCAGCCCCGTGTGAGTAGTGATCATGCAAAGGATTACGGCTGAACTGCCCTGTATCGGGATCAACTTCATACCGATAGTGTCTCAGACAAGCCAAGCCATCTGCCGTGTGTTCCCTATCAAAGTAGCAATTAGGAAAGATTGTCCTTGCGGCATTGATCGAGTCTAGGATCGGCACTCTTGGCATGATCTGAGTCTTGTACCCTGCGGCTCTTACGATGTCATCAATTGACCGACCCGCTGCTGCCAAGGTCTTATTCTCAGCGTCATGGGGAAGCCAGATGGTGTCGTACACATAACCATAAGTCTGCATGGTCGCCAAGTAATAACTGATGGTCTTTTGGCTATCCTCAATGTAGCGGATTAGCCTGGTCTCCATGCCCACAAACTGCAAGAACCAGATGGCTGTGCTGTCTGACCATCCCAAGTCAAAGACCGCATGAACTGGCTTTGTAGCGTCATAAGGAACACGGCAGATGCGCCCATCCTTCTCGGCTTGTTGCATCTCTTTGGCAAAGATCGCCCCATCCACAGTCTGTCGGCATAAGCCTTCCCACACTTGGTTATAGGCTTCCTCATCCCTTGTTTTAAGGGCATCTTTCTCAAGTTTGAGTGTGTCGGGAAACCAAGGGTTGTCATACCAATTCACCTTCATGGTAATGCTGTCTGCGGGTGGGTTTGCCACAAATCTTTGGTAAGTCTCGTCTGTCTCCAACTCAGGGTTGAAGCTAATCCATATCTCTGAGCCTTCCTTTCGGATGGTCGGAATTAGGATGTTCCAAGATACGCGGCTGGTGGTCTGCGCTTCCTCAACCCAACAAATATCAACGCCTTCGTAAGACTTAATGTTTGAGACATTGTTTTTCAGGCCAACAAAGCTGAACTCTGTGCCGTTTCTGCCTCTAATGCTTGTTTGGGTGATCTCGTAAAAGCTGAGTAAGCCAAGGCTCTCAATCTGGTCGCACAGTAACTTGTGAACAGAATCCTTGATGGATGTCTGAAACTCACGGGCGCACAGTATGCGGATGGGGTCTTTAGCGCCTTTGATCAATAAGGCCCTTGCAATTCCCCAACTCTTTGCCCCACCCCGACCACCATAGAGAACCTTGTAACGGCTCTTTTTAAACAGACCTTCCAACTTGACGGGAAACTCTGCCTTGGCAATGGCATCGGTTACATCGCTCATTCGGGCTTAATAAATGTGACTTGAATCCCACCCAAGAGGGGTGTTCCATCTGCGTTCTCAATCGTTGTCGCTTGAACTGCCTTGCCATCAACTCGGTCGATGATTTCCCGAATAGCCCAAGGTTCGCCTTCTTCGGCTTGCTTCACCAGTTGCTCGGCAATGCTTCTGAGGCGATGCGGTTCTTGCGTCAAAACAAGGCGCAGTTTGTCATAGAACATCCTGCTTTTAGCAGCGTTCTGATTGCCAACTGGTGCGCCTCTTTCAGCCATTTGCAATAAATCCTAAGTCTTTGAGCCTAAATTACTTTTTAGTCTTAGGCGTTGGTTTTTTATGTGCCTTTTTCTCGGCTTCACGCTTTACTGCGTATCCGATGGCGACAGCCTGTTTGATGGGCTTGCCAGCTTCTATCTCTTTTTTGATATTGGCTTTAAGCGCCTTGGGGGTCATTGATGCTATCA